CTTTACATGTTTTAATAAAAAAATCCAATTCTACTACATCAAAAGCATAACATCCATCAATATCATTAATTATAAATAATCTATTTTTAGGAATACTATTAATATCTTCGCATGAAAACAAATCGTCTGTATTTATAATAGCATCACTATCTATATCTCGCGATAACAAATAAAATTTATATTTATCTTGTATTATTTTTATCTTGTGTTTATTGGATATCTTATATGTTTTCTCATTTAATTCATGTAAAAACTCATATAGCTCTTTTTTTTTATATTTTTTTTTTTGTAAATATTTTTTACATATTAATAATAGTATTTTATAAGGAATAATCTTTAACATTTCAATAAAGAGAAATCCGGGTTTTTCTTCTTCGTAATCTATATCATTAATATTATCTGTAATATATTTGTAAAGATTATATATATCATTCATTGTTATATGTGTTTTTGCTCCAAAAATTTTATGATATATTTTATAGATTATGATGTTATTATCAGCATGAGTTTTACAAAATACTGAATTTTTCTTAGAATTTTTCTTACAAACATTAAAACTCCTTTTATTTCTGCAAATACATTTCATGGTATTTGCCATATAAGTATTATTTAAAGTAATATATTTTTTATTTATATAGTTGCCGGGTATAATAAACCCGCATTTACATAACTATTATAATCATACAGTTTATCATTTAACATAACATATTTGATACCATCTTTACTAACAACAGTCCCTTTATTTTTTCGTGTTTTTTGATATTTTTGATGTTGTTGAATTTTGTTATCAGATATAATATGATCGGTATAAGATAATTTATTTTGATTTATATTGATCGGCCAATTATAACATTTATAACCATTCACGAGAGGCTTATTCTTCTTTGCATGAATAACACAATCTATTGAACTGGATTTTAACATATTTAAAAATACATTTACTAAATTTTCTTTTTTTTGTGCTAGATGCAATATATGTTCATCTGTTGTTAATTCATTATCTTTCTTTCTTAATGTTGGATTATTTGCCAATTGTTCCTTTGTTAATTTCATAATATACATAAATACTTCTACATTCTGATCTTGTTTGGGCAAATTAACGTGACTGCATGTTCTTACCGCACGACCGATGACTTGATTTATTCTTACAGAGTTCCAGAAATATTCTGTTATCAATACTCGTCTTACATTTTTAAGCGATATTCCCTCTGCACCAGACTGTGTTATCATCATCGTTTTTACCAATTTTCCATATCTCTGATCTATACTATCAATATTACTAAATTGCATACGAATATTATCAGGCAATAAAGAAAACTCGCCATTAAATAAATTCATTAATATATTTGTTTTAGTTCTATCAGCATTGAAAACAACATATCTTTTTCCATCATATTTTTTATCAAACACATCAATATCTTCTAATATATATCCAAACTCCTCATTTTTAACAACATTAATTTCTACATATCCATTTCTATTCATAATAGCTTTAAGAACTCCTAATCCCTCTACCATACGAAATTGCGAATATACCAATACTGTTCCAGGTGACTGATTCATATCTTTTAGCATTTCTGCGAATTTTGGACTATAAAATTTCATTAAATTATCTATTTCTATTGCATCGCTTTTACCTAATTTATCCATAGCATCGTCAAGTTGTTTTTCATATTGTGCAGCAACAACCTTATTAATCTCCTTTTTATCAACTTCATCCGGTTCATCATCATCATCTTCATTTTTAACTAATTCTTTCTTCATTACCATACGTATATCTTGTGGGAAAGCACGTTTTATATTATCTGGAAATACAAAATTACAAACCATTCTACTAAACGCTCTATATACGGAATTAACATCTGCACCTCCCTTGTTACCAAAACGTTTTTTGCGGTCATCCATTTCCATTTCTTTTCGTCGTACATCAACATATTTACTTAATTGATGCCCGGTCATGTTAAGATATTTAAACTTAGCCGGTAACATTGTGGGAAAAAATTCAGAACCCGTGGTTTTATAATAACTTAAAATACCTAATACACGACGTTTAAACAAATCCTCGTTTTTAACCTTTATATTTTCGGGATCAGAATCATCAACAAATAACTTATCAAAATCCTCTTTAATATTTGGTAGCGAATAATAATTATGTAATTTGCTTTTAATTGACAATTTAATATCAGTTTTATTTAATGCTTTTATAATATCATTAATCATACCAGTTTCATTTTTACCCCAGGCTTCTTTTTTAATATCCGATAAGTCTTTTGAATTGCGAACAAAATCGTTTGTAAGCAAAACAATATTTATACTTGTTTTATCCAAATAAACTTCATCAACATATTTATATAAATTATTGTCACTTAATGTTTTAATAATAGCATCTTTGTTTGGAGGTTTGGAAGATTTTAAAAGTTGTAACTCATAAGTATTCATAGGACCTCTTATTAAATTAATTAATGTAGCAATTTCATATGGTTGATTAATTATTGGTGTTCCGGATAATAATACCATTTTGATATTTTTTGCTGTCATCATATGATTATATATAGAGCGAGCGAGACGAGAACCATTTACTATTCTACTTATAAAATTATGTATTTCGTCAATTATTATAAAAGTATCATCAAAGGGGGATTTTCCCAAATCTTTTATCATTTTTGCGGTCAATCCATTATAATTAATAAAAGTATAACGATTTCTAATAATATGCCCTATCGTTATATCAACAACTTCCTTGTATTTGCTAGGTATTTTTGAGTACTTTGTTTGTTCTATTACTATTTCTGCACCATCGATATCATTATCATATAATGGTACCCATACATGACCGTCTTTTTTGACAATCTTATCAGTAATGGCATATTTGTTAAGTTTTTTCATCATTTCTTTATTAGTTTTTATAACTTTTAGCAATGTCCATGATTTTTTCAAGTTTAATCCAATAGTAGATATCTTCATTAATTCATTTTCATAATTTTGAGATAAAGATGCTGGTGTCATTATAACAATTTTCTTTTTATTGATATAACCTTCTGCTGCTGCAATAGATGCTGCTGATTTACCAGAACCTAATTCATGATAAAGTAATATACCTCTATACGGACTATCAAATTGCATATAATCTTTTATAATTCTTTGTTGTGGAAATAAAGATATTGTTTTAATATCTATATCACAGCTATCTCCTTTGCATTCACATGATTTGTCTTTAACTTTATTATCATATTTGGATGGATGAAATGTATTATATATATATTTATTAAAACCAACACGATTAGGTAATATCCATTCGCTTGGCTTTACTTCAATATCCATATCTTCTAATATAATAATTTAAATTAATAAAAAAATAATATAATGTATAATATAGTAAATGATTAATATTGATAAATTATTGGATAAATGCGAGTCAATGACTTTATTATGTACACGTACGGCTACATATTGGAGCTATATTAAAATGGCATTTAATATACCACTTGTATTTACAAACTCATCTTTATGTATTATAAATAGTATTAGTACTGATGCTAATACTGTTAAAATCCCAAATATAGTTGTAAATGCAATTAGTGTTCTAATCATATCTTTGTCTAATAATATTAAAGCAAGTGAAAAGTTTGAAATATTTAAAAAATTATCACAACAATTTATGTTATTATCGCAAGAAATAGAATCATTAGATCATAATGATACAAATATTAACGAACAAATAAAATTAATAAACGTAAAATATGAAAATTTAATACAAGATTGCTCATTTGAAGATATTCCTCAAAAACATAAAACTAATGTGGGTAAGTTATTTGGTAACGCAAATAGATATTTACCAATACAATTAAATGGCACAATCGGCAATAATGTAGTAAAAAGAAATATTACTATGAATAATATAAATCAAGGTAATATTAATAATTCAACATTACAATCTAAAATAGACTTGGAAGCCGATTTAGGGTCTGTATAAATTAACTATATAAAAACCCCATATCATCATACATCATACTTTCGTCATCAGTATCTTCATCAATCGCAGATAATTTATTTTCATTTTTCTCCTCATTATCGTACATATCATTAATATTACCACCAATGTCGTTATTTTCGTCAATATCCATCAAATCATTTTTTATACCTGCTTTTTTAAGATTACTAATAAGTTGATTATCATCAACCGTTTTATCATTTAATATGCTAAGCTTCTTTTGTTTATTTTCTTCTCTTTTTTTATTTATAAACTCTATATTTTCTTCCATTGTTGGAAAAGTAGATATTCTAAAAATATCAATCAAATATTTCAAATTATTCTTCGCATTTAATTCAACAAATCCATTTGGTAATTCTACTTCTGCGCGCAAAATACCATTTTCTACACTTTCTGGGCTAAATGGCAAGCATATTACTCTACTTAATATATATGAGTTAATTCTATTAATATCCACTATCACATCATCATTTACAACCTTATTAAGTTTATAAATATCTCTTAGTATATCCTTAATATATTTTATAGAATTATCAACTAATAAATTAATATTATCATCTTCATAAGCATTTTTATATGAAAATAAAATAGTACATATTTTTAATAAAATCTGTTTCATATTAATTTTATTGGTAATAAGGTTATTTAAAATTTCCTTATTATTTATTCTAGCAGTTTTAGTAAGAATATTTATATTGTTTTCAATTAATCTATTAATATTTTTAGAATTATCTTTTAATTCATCAATAATTTTGTTTGGTAATAATGGATTTCTATCATACATTGTTTCTAACCAATCAATAACAATATCGTCATCATTCTTAATATTGTAAATATAATCATCAATTTCAATAATATTTATATTATCATCCTTCATTATTTCATCTTTTATACCATCCAAATTAGGAACGTATCTCAAATCTCTTGCCACATTTGTTGCACGATTATTTGAATAAAATCTCTTAATAGCAATTAAATCTTTTCTCCCGGCTTTAACTAAATCACCATCAGTTTCAAATGTATCGTCTATTCTTTTTAAACAACATCCCACGAGATATTTATGTATTTTTTTATAATTTACACCGGGCATATATATAAGGGCATTTATAAAATCCCTTTCTAATTTTTCCTTATTTCCTTCTTTATAACTTTTTAACAGATTCGCTTTTTCTTTTAAACCACGTTCTATCTTCTTTTTATCAGTATTCAAATCATGTTTCTTTTTAAGTTCAATTATAATATCATTATATTTATCTGAAATTTTCTTTTTAATTTCATCCGATATATTATTTGTGTCTATACCATATTCATTATCATCTTTGAAACCTTCTAATACACATTCTAAAATATATGGGAGAATGCCGTTTTTGGCATTATTTAAAGGCGCGCCATATAGATACCATTTATCTATAAAAGCATTATTTAGATAATTATCATTAATCATAATTGTATTATTTAATATTTTTTCTTGCAAATTAACAATCCAAAATGATATAGCAAGAGCAAACATACTATTGAATGTTTTTAAATATTCTTCATTAATCTCATATATAATTTTAGTTATATTGGGATCCTGGTCTTTGATAATTCCTTCAATTATCATAACTGATTTTAGTTTAGAAAAATCCATGATTGCCTTATGTTCAACATCTAATCCTGCTTCGTCAAACGCTCTTTTATATCTGTAATATTTTGTAGGGACACTTTTGTAATATTTAAAAAGCTCATTGCATAATAATTCATAATCTAATTCTAGACACGATATTGTACTTATATTACTTATTAATATTAATACTATACGTAGGTATTCTATAAAACCTTCTTCGTTTTTGTAATTAATATTTTTCAAATACTTATCGAAATTATTTATAGCCTTATTTGTATAAATTTTTTCATCTAAATCATTTGCTATGTTATCTATATCTTCTATATCTATTCTTTCATTTATAAACTCGTCATCTATACCACCTTCATAGTTATCTCTATCAGCGCCTTCTTTTATTTCTTTTGCTTCGCGATAAGATAATAAATAGTTTTTTCCACCCTTATCGTAATCAAATAAATGATCTTTTGAATATTCAAATAAGATTTTCATATATTCATGTTCATCTATTATGTTCTCAACGTTTTCGTGAGTATTTATAATGTTTGTTATAGCATCAATACCTTCATTAATATTAATATTTTTAAGGGAAGCTCTTATATTTTTAAGTATTTCGTCGGGGTCAGAATCATTAAAATGGATTGAATTAATAATATTATGCACATTAATTGTTTTTATATCAACTAATTCGTCTGATATAATATTATTCACACGGTAGTCTTCGAGAGAGTCTTTAAGATTAGCTAAAAAGTTTAGTGTCTTTTCATCAAGTTTAACTAATTTTATAGATGAAGATAATTTTTCAAAAAATGTTAACTTTTTATTAATAATATCACTCTTTTTAATTTTGTATGCTCTATTAAAATTCTTACGTTCTTTTTCATATTTTGTTAGACCTTTCATATGTTCACATAAAATTTCAAAATCTTTATCATTTATAAAATCCAATGAATGTCCGAATCGTTTAAAAACATTATCAATATTGCTATAATCAAGAGCAAAGCAATCTTTGAGATATTCAATTATATCATCTATTTTTGGCGTCACATCTTTAACTAAATTAGCAACATTTTTGTATTTAGCAGAGTCTACTTTTCTAATATTTGTTGTATTTTTAAGGTGTGCTGCGATTTTTGTATATATATAATCATTAACAGTAGATACGGGTATTTTATAATATGCCGATAATATTGGTAAATTTACATCATCGATGGGATAAATAGGGTAATATACTGGATAATCTTTTTCATAAGGCTCTATCATAGCATTTATGCGCGATGAAGGTTTAAATTTTAAATTTTTAGAATTACTGTCGTATTTAATTGAAAAAAAATATCTATTCTTCGCTTCTTCGTGCTTAATCGTATCTAATCTTGTTAGTTTATTAAAATTAGCAACATCTTCACTTAATTCATCCCATAATAATACGTTATCTACCTTTTCTGCTTCTGCTTCAAATATATAGTTGTCATAATTAGCTAAATTACCATTTTCACTTTTTTTATAGTCTAAAATATCATAAAATAGTTGTGTTACTGATTCTGATCTTTTTTTATTCTGAAACATTTCATGTAAATTCTCATAGATATCATTACGTGATAATGCAATAAAAAAAGGGTTATCTTTAATGATTTCATCTAAACTTAATATTTCCAAATATTCAATGTCATCTATTTCTTCATCTTCAATAGTATAAATATTATTTTCTATTTCAATAGACATTCAAGATATCGCTTTCTCTTTTAATACAAAGATATATAAAATAATTATATTTTACGAAATGTTATTTTCAATTGAGAATTTATTCCAATTAATTTTAATATTTGACAAAGTATCTATGATGTCTTTACAATTAGCTTCAAAGAATGATATCACAGTCTTCTCTTCTGTAACATCTTCTAGTGTAATTCTCACAATCATTAATTGTTTTAATGGATGTGGGCAAATATAACCAGCATATACACATGTTGTATCATTAAATTTATTTTTTTCACGAATATATTTATTATGTAGAAATGATTGAATAATATTCCCTATCGTATCATCCTCGTTTTCAATAATAAATTCATAACATCCTTCTATATCTTGAAATTGTTGCAATTTAATTTTTGTTGAAGCATCCAAATTAACTAATTCTTGTCTAATATTATTTAGTTTTTCAATCATTATATCTAATGATTTAGGTATCAAATATTTAGGTCCTACATTAATATTAATATATTCTATATCAAATCTAAATTTGTTAGGGTCACCATATTTATTTTTATAATAACATCTTTCTTTATCTAAAATATTATCGTATTTTGATGCTTCTGATGGCTCTTCAATAAATGTAAAATTAGATAATGATACGGGGTTAAAAGATGCGTTATCTCGTGCTGTTCTTTTTACAACATTTGCTTTAAAATGTAAATGTTCACCTGGTCTTAATCTAGTAATTAGAATAGTATCATTAGATACTTTATTGGGTGGAAAAAGCTCTTTTAATTTTTTTTCGGACAACTCTTCGTCATTCATAGTAGCTTTAATATCACTTGTTTTAACATTTAGCGTTTTATTACCATCATTATTTACATTCAACTCAATCTTCAAACTATTATCCTCGTATATTTCAATTTCTTCTTCTGTTAAACATATTGGAATAAGGCCGATGCGGTGTATAATAAATTCATTATGTAAGGCACCTGTATTTGTAATAATATTAACGGTTGGTTCATCCTTATCTAATTTTTCTCCAATCACTCCTGGAATTGGGATATCCGTAAGAATTGTGCGTCTTAAACCATTCACAATAGCTAAATCCATATTATTTATTTCAAAACTATGTTTATTTGTAGGGTCTTTAATATCAAAGGTATACTTTTCAAACATTCTATCCTTACTTATATATTAATAAAATCTATATCTTATATATATCAATTTTTAAATAAAAAAACAAATTATTTTTTAATTTTATTAATCATAGATTTTAGATTATTAAGAGTATGTACTCTTACTTGTCTTCTTTTTTCTAGTAATTTTTGCCCATCATTTGCCTTTATTTTTGTGTCTTTTTTTTTTATAATTTTATTAATATGGTTTTGTAATTTATTGATACTCTTATTATATTCATTCGCTTTTTTAAAGTCTACCTTAAAATCACTTTGATATTTACTCAAATGTTCTATTTTATTATGTTTAATACATTTTTGTTGTTTAGTAATATTTAGCAATAGTTTCTTTTCCAATGCACATTGCTTATTTATTAGTGTTTTTGATAATTTAATGTTATCACCAAGAGTTTTTCCACCACCAACCTGTATATTTTTCATTATATTTGATATTTTATTATTTAATTCTTTTTGCACATTCAATCTAATTTTATTCATATCAGTTTGTATAGTTATTTTATCAAATTGATTTTTTAAAATTGAATATCCACCTTTTTGACACGAAGTATTATGATTATTTATTAATTCTTGTTGATTAGCCTTTATATTATCATAGAAATCGCTAATATAATTAGTAGAATACATGTTATAATCTATTATAAAAAAAGAATTTAATTAATATTAAGATTTAGTTACTATTCCATATATCACTAATATTATTATTAATATCATTGGTAATGTTGATAATACTGTAACTATCCAACTCCATAAATGGCATTCGCCCGTTGTTAAACAGGTTATATTATATGCAGTTATTAATATCAATAATAAATATAACAGGTATCCAAACATATATAACCCGACACCTTCCAAATAAATATTAAGTATTAAAGATATAATTGTAAATATTATACTTATTACTATATACACCCAACCTTGTGTTGAATAATAGCTCATTCTAATATAAGATAAGATTATTTAGGATATTAGACTATTCATAATCGCAAAACACATTGATGTTCTGGGGTGCATTTCATTAATTGGCGTTGACGCAAAGAATTGGATCAATGTTTTAATATTTTTAACATCATTGCATTGACACAAATAGTAATATACATTAGATGATGTAATCATTTTCTCTTTATACGTTGAGGTTTGAAGGTTTCTTAGTTGAGCCAAATGGTATTGAATAATTGGCGGAAATTGTTTATCCAACTCTTTATTCATTTTATATCTACCATATTTCGGATAGTATGTTGTTGTTGATACATAATAATTATACAAACTATCTTTAATTGTTGAAATTAGTGTATGGATAATATATGTTGCATCAATCGGTCTTCCATTATTATCAATTGGTAGAACAATATTCGGAACATAGTTACTAATATAATCCTTAACCGTATAATCCTGTTTATTTTTCATATATACACTTAGAATATTCATCCATGTATTAGGATGGCATGGATCTGTGTCTTCTCTATAATTAATAACATCGGTAGAAATTTTATAAAGGTTTACGGTATTTTCAATTTTCTTTTTGATGATTAGTCCATAACTGTATTGATTCTCATTGATATAACTCATTGCTTCTGTAATACTTGCGAATTCCTTCGGATAGTTAATACCGATATTAATGAAATCTTCCACTTTTGTATGAACATCTTCTTCAATCAATGTTTCTCTATTCTTTGTATTGACGTGAATTAATTCCTTGTAATTTTCACCCAATACATTTGTATAATTAATAATATGAATATTTTCATGATGAATAATAATAAACTCATAAGCCATTTCCGGATTTAATGAAGCTACAAACTTATTCCTAAGAATAAGTGACATCTCATTAGGTTGAAGATTCATATCTTCGCTCGTTAGCTGATTTCCATAATATTTATATAAAATCTCGTCAAACATATTTCCATGTGTTTTATTTGGATGAGAGAACTTAGAACTATTTGCATCAGGACAACTAGATGTTCCAAAGTACCATTCTCCATTATGACAATATACAGTAATCATTGTACCGTCGTATGCTTCATAACACTTGTCATTATCACTATAAATATTTGTCATATATGTATTTGCTTCAATGCGAGTTGGAATAGAATTCGCATAAGTAACAACAATGTTATTATTAAAAGATAGCGTGAAATCAAGCACGATACTTCTGCATTGCTTATATAGTTCCTTATATTCATAGATTTCACTCATCTTATAATTATTATGAAGCAATACAATATCAGAACGATTCTTGAACTTTTTCACTTTGATATTGGGCCACAAATGATATTTTTTCAATACCATAATCAAACAATTAGCATATGTCTTATTATCATCGTTAATACTATTATAAATATCATAAGTCTCTGAAATAATTTCATTGACGTTTTTTGGGAAACTGATTGTGGGTTGAGTTGAATTCATAATTGTTATTAATATAAGCTATAAGTCTTATATCAATTTTTATTTATCTACTTTATTTTTACAATATTTATCATACCATTGTTGTCCTACTATTTTTGACGCATCATCGCTCGTCATTTGATTTTGTATAATACCTTCGCGCATTTTCAAGAAATATTCAAAACTCTTATATTCAAAACCTTCTTCTTTTGTCACCATTTGGTATAACATAGGATATCGCTGTTCAAAGAATTCAATATTTGTGATATTATCTTTTAAACTGGCAATAATATCTTTAAAATCCATTTTATTTCTTTGTTCTTCTATGTAAAGCATGATATCTTGCACAATCGTTCTAATTTCATTAGTTTCCATACCATCTTTTACAAAAGCATGGTCGTCGTGTGTCTTCTGCTTTTTATCTTTTCTACCCATTTATATATTGTTAATATAATATTCTTCTTTATATACTTAGATAAAAAAGAGTACATAATTAATAAAATCTCTTAAATTTCAAAAAGTTTATAAAATCATTAGAAAAATAAGATTATGTACTCATTTTATAATTAGGTTACATTTTCAATATATATATATATAATATAAATAGAGATATCATAATGAAAAAAGAATTAGAATATACTGAGCTTGATTATTCACCTGGTGTTAATGTACCTCCTCCTCCTAAAAATGCTGGCTTATATACAGGAGACGTGCTATTTGATAAGAAACCATGGGGTAATACTTATGTAATTCCCTATGTTGAACCAGATGCTGTTTCGTACAGTGCGCTTTTTTATGCTAACCACCATATACCATCATATAATAGACCTGGTAATAATACAGTAAAAACTGACTTATATAAAAAATATAATAAAACAGATGATAATTATAATTTCAGCTGTCACATCAACGAAACCTTTGGTTGAGGTTTCTTAATATTATCCTTATTTTTTCTAAGAAAATCACAAATATACTTATATGTCTCGTCAACTTGTTCAAATGTTACACCTCCTGTGATTAGAATACTGCCACTTTCAAATAATGCTCCTGTTACTTTTTTACAATCACCTATTTTAGAACCAGTACCTTTGCCATAACAATTCGTTGGGCAATTACAAATACCATTCTTACATTCACTAATTTTATTCCAGAAATATTCTAATTTTACACCCTGATAAATACCGGGTTGAAAAGAGCATTTGTTATTATAATTCTCCCCAATAAACAATCTATGAATTTCTTTGCGTTTCAATTCAAAACCATTTGTCATCTCAGAATTAGTATATACCTTGAAATCTGTATTAATCATTCTGATTTTAAAGTTCTGATAACTCAACATATCAATATCATTATCTTCTGATAAAATTTTATTTGTTACATTTTTATAAATATTTCTAATATTTTTAATAATGTTATTAACAATAATTTCAGTATCCTCTACCTTCTTAATACCTGTCAATTGTATGTTTCCATTTTTAAAGATTTTTACATTAGGTATATATTTATCATTAAACATATAAATAATAGTAACCTGGTTATCAAATCTATTCTTCTTTACTTTATCTTTCTTGCTTTTTCGGCGTTTCTTTGGATATGTTCCTCGCGAAACATCCTCGCCTTCTTTCATAAATTGAATCCATACAATACCTTCTTTATTATCAAAACATTCTGCTTTAATATCAATATTATCAAATAAGACATTTAAATTAAGATTAATATTTACACCAATATTGGCATTACAAGTGATAGTTGAAATTCTATACCGCGAAAAGTAAATCTCCGACATCATACGTAATATATAAAGGATATACGCCTTATATCATTTTTTTATTTTACGGCTTTCAATTTATTTTCAATTATATTTTTTAATATTGAAGGTTCTTTTCCTTGCTTATTGATATTATCAGTTATATTTTTGATATAAGATGTATTAACTATTTCGTAGTTATGTGTAGTTGTTATCATTGGTGGTAAATTTAATATATGTGTTTTATCATTAGTTAAATGGCTGCTTCTAAACTCCTCAATTGTTAATGGTCCATTAAATATTTTTAGTAAAAATCGCGAAGGCGATGGTCTTATTGGTCTGTTGCACCCATAATGTTTACTCAACATTTGTATCAAACTATTAATTTCCCAAACCTTATCGCTACCACAATGAGAAGAGAAATTATAAGCATTTGCACACTCGAGCGAACAAAAACTACCAAATAAAACATAAGAATCTGTTTTAACATTATATTTATAAGGCATCCCATATGATCTGTTTTCTATCGGATGACAACACCAATAACAGTTATTGTTACTGTTAAGTATATCTTTTGAATAGCCATAATCTAACATAAATTCACCATTTGTATCAATGTTTTCTAGATTATTGTCCTGTATATTATTGTAATGATTTGAATCATTTAAATAAAAACAATCGGGTTCATAAGGTATTGGTTGTTCATGTATATTAGCGTCATCTATATTATCATTTATATCCTCTGTAATCGGTAATTGTAATATAATATCTTCATTTTCAACCAACGTTACATCTTTCACCATAGTATTCATTAAATTTTTCCTTTTTTTCATTTCTATTGCTTTGTCATCTTGATTTTTTGATTTTCTGGGCATTTTATATTTATTGTTAATGTATATAAGGCTATATTATTTATATGTATTTTAATCAAAAAACTTTTTATAATTTGACATACTGCTAATAATATCTTTATTCATTTTTTCTATTGGCGTTATAGTTTCTACTTTTAAATTAGTAGTAGCCGAGGATTTTATACATTTATTCTTAATCTCTTTTATCTCTTTACTTAGAGACGCTATGACATCAATTAGATATTTTATTATAAATCCTGCTAATAATATAACTACCAATACAATTAAATCCATTCTTACTACTTTCAATGAATAAAAAAATTAAACAAATTTTAATTGCGCACTACCATTTATTATAGAAAGAATATTCAATTCTTTCACAAAGAATTTACCTTCATATAATACATTGTAATTATAAGTTTCACCCAATATAGCTTTTGTTGCGTTTTGTATGGTGTTAAAAGCCGGGTCTTTACTATAATCATTTGTCGTTAATGTAACAGATGTTTTAATTTGCGAATTATTATATGAACCAGACGCATTGATTTTCTCAGGAAATAATGCAAACGAATAACAGTATATTCCCGTTCTAGGTATATTAGTATGATAATAATATGGTTGAACATTATTATAATATTCCGCATTATAATCCGCACGACTTGTATCATTTGCCCATTTAATAACTGCCTTATTCATAATATTCATAGTTTCGGAGTATACGGGTGATGCTGTGTAATTAATATAATTATTATATTTATCTAACATATCATTTCTTCTAATAAACCATATAATTTCTTTTACATGATTATTAGCATTAGTAATATCACATGTTACTGTTGATTGTGCGGATGTGTCAATATTTAATTCAGTCAATTTAACAGTATCTATAATATAATCCATGCTATTCGTTTCAATAAGCATTTTACTACGCTCGATAGTGTCTATAAATACATATGTCAAATGTAATTTATTTTGAACATCATGGTTCTTATTTTTTATGAATGTTCTAATCGATATGTTAGAATTATGTAGAGAATTATAAAAACTACTTGATACATATGTATTCAATTTATTACTCCATACCTTGTATAAACCTTCAATCGCGCGCTTATTAGTATATACATCTAACGTTACTTCATTATTTGCTAATTTTAATAAAGGCAATGCTAGTGATGGATTCCTCGTAAACCAAAAATTTAATGGCACCTGTATTTCTCTCTCTTTAATACTCGGAGTACTGCTCGCAAATGTAGATACTGGATAATTAATATTATATAACTTATTATTAATAAGTGTATATTTTGCCTGAAAACTATAAGGTGCGGTATATTCCGCAACATTACCAATCAACTTATTGTATTCTATTCCATCTTTATTAGTTAATTCATTCCAAATATTCATCCAATCGCTATATAATGTTTCAATCGTATTCCCATCTATCAATAATTCAGCACGATCTATATAATTATAACCTATATTTTCAACCCATCTAAATCTTAATTCATTGTTAGAATATATATTAGGTATTTTAAATGATAAATACATATTTGTTAATAAATCCGCGCGTCTATCGATCTTATATGTCATCTTTACACTTTGATAAAATCCACCACTCGCATTATTTATCGGAGGGGTCTCATAGCTTTCTAATGAAAAGTTTGTGTGTTTTTTATAAACGTACTTATAATAATTAATACACGGATTAGTTGTTATATATTCATCCATTTGTCCCGTTAAAACTAGCTGCAATAATCCGCCACCCATTTTATTGTTATATTAATACCTTAATAATATCTTATATATTATTAATAAATTTTTCTAAATCAACATATGTTCTGGCCCCCTCATATGATTTAACCATTTTATCATTGTTATCAGATTTATCTATTAGTAATATTGATGGAAACCCTTGTATATCAAACTTTTTAATTCTGTCCATCGTATCTTTCATGTTATATTTCTCAAATTTACACTTATCCGAATTAGAACTCTCTAATTTTTCCCAAATACCGCTTTCACTGAATTCATCACAGTGACCACAACCGTCCATATAATAATATTCTAAACTATATTGTTTATTATTGTTATAAAAAGTTTCGCATATATTCTTACTGTTTAATATTAAAACAAATAATATCAATACAAATGTCGCTAATATAATGTATTCAATCTTAAACGTTTTTTTCACCATTTAATATATACTTCTAAAATACCAATAGATAATTATTTTTTACAACACGGTGTATTTATTAAATGACTAAAAAAATCATTACCATTATTGTTAATAAACTTGTCATATTTATTTTGTTCTATCATTAATATTCTGTAATCTAATTTATCATAGTTTGAATATTTATCTTCATTTATCATATATACGGTATTATTATTATGTTCCAATAAATATTTATAAATAGCCCCGTTTTTTTTTAAACCATAAACTATAAGAGTTCTATATACCGATTGATTCTTATAAACCTCTTCTAACTTGTTTACAAAATCGCTAAACGATTCAATGCTATTGGTGGCAATCGTCATTTTATATATAATATTAACAATGCCTTATGTATTTAATTATATAAGATTATTTATATAGTATTATATATTACAATGAATGATAGTATTATTAAAATAGATATAGCTTATTTTCAAAAGAGATATGAACAAATCGAAGAAATACCAGATAATATTAAGAATAAGGCAAATGATTTAAGTGAAAATTATAATTGTTTTAAATCCTATTATGACCCCAAAATGATATGGGCGAAAAAAGTTTATAATAAAAAAGAAAAAACAATAGCTCCAAAAAACAGATTTCATATTATAATTCCCGATTTTACTGATAATTCATTATTGAAACGTAAAATACTAGGTTTACTTAATAAAATAACAACCAAAAATAAATTATCATTATATGATAACATTAAAGAAATAATTAAAACAAATGATAATCATACTGTCATAGAAATAATATGGGAATATATTAAACTTAATGAAAATGATTTATATAGTAATATATTGAGTTTCTTTGATAAAGATTTTTCGGATAATTATATAGATTCTAAATGGAAAAAATATATAGAGTTGCGCGAATGGGACCCGCCAAAATCATTTTATGATAATAATATACTTTTACTAAATGATGAATATGATTTATACTGTGACTATGTTAAATGGAAAAAAAATGTAAATAATATGAATAACATATGGTTGAAATTTAAATTTGAGGAAATACAAACCTTATTATATTTATTATTTAATTATACACTCTTGATTATAGAAGAAAATAAGGTCTATAAGCATATTATAGATATATATTTAGAACAAATATTGAAAATATTAACTGTAACTAAAACACCGGATATTATTAATAAAATCAGAGAAATAGATAATTCAAATTTTAATAGTTCTACGAAATTTATAATATATAATATTTTGGATTTGGAAAATAAATAATTTCTATATTATAATATAGAGTAAGAAACATAATAAATAATATGAGGGAAGAAAACAATCTATCTTTTTACAGTAGCTTAATAAT